GGATTGGGGCAGCGACCTCGCCCCCGGTGTGGCCGTGCTGACGGCGGGCGTCGATGTGCAGGGCGACCGGCTCGAAGTGCAGATAGTCGGCTGGGGCCGCGACGAGGAGGCATGGGTTATCGACTACCGCGTCCTGTGGGGCGACCCTTCCGGCCCGCGCCTGTGGTCCGATCTCGATGGCGTCCTGAACGGCACCTATGGCGATCTGCCCGTCCGCGCTGTCGCGGTCGATACCGGCGGCCACCACACCAAGATGGCCTATGAGTTCTGCCGCACCCGCCTTTCCCGCCGCATCTGGGCCATCAAGGGCCGGGGCGGCCCCGGCATCCCGGTCTGGCCCCGTCGCCCCACCCGGACCAACAAGGGCAAGATCCCGCTGTTCATCGTCGGCGTCGATGCCGTGAAGGATGCTGTCTACGCCCGACTGAAAATGACCGAACCCGGCCCCGGCGCAATCCACTTCCCGCGCCGCCTCGACGCCGACTACTTCCGGCAGTTGACCGCCGAACGCGTCGTCACCCGGTTTGAGAAGGGTCGCCCCATCCGTTCGTGGCAACCCAAGCGCGACGGCGAACGCAATGAGGCGCTGGACACCTTCGTCTACGCCCACGCCGCCCTGCACGGACTGATCAGCATGGGGATGCGGCTGAACGAGGAGGCGGACAGGCCGGTAGGCAATGCGATGGCGTCAGTCCGCGACACAAAAGGGGTGATACGCTCTCAGTGGCTTACCAAGTGAAAGCAGCATCCATATGTTGTGTTACCCTGAAAATTGTGGTCGACATGTCGACCAAGAAGACCATGAAGGATGCTCACATGCCAGACAGCCATTCCACCCCACGCAAGATCATCGGGTTCTCTATGACGCCCGAACTGGCAGCTACGGTGAAGCTGGAAGCAGCCAAACAAGGCGTATCCTTGCGGAAACTGTTCGAAGAAATGTGGGAAACCTACAACAAATCAAAGAAGACGTAATGCCTGTAAATCTTGACAAGCCCCAGAACTGGAAGGCCGATATCGCAAAATCGGTCGATATGTATAATCAATGGTTCATGAAATTCGCGCCGAAGGCTTTCCGTGACACACGGATTGAAGCGACGAAGGCGGTTGAAGCGACTCTTAAATCCACAGAGAACCTGACCAACATCAAGCCCGAAATCATGAAGCGCTGGCCGGACGTCCTGCCAACACTCAGGATGTCAACCTGCCCTCCTCTGGCTGTCGACCGCCTAATCGGCCTCGCCGATGTCCCTCCCGCCATGGTCAAGCGCATGGAGATTGACAAAAAGCTCCCTGTGCGTCTGACTGGAGCGGCACTTGATGTTGAGCTTAATAAAATCGCTGACATCATCGAGCGGATGGCGGATCCCGACATCTTCGTTTGGATTGGACGTACAGAGCCTGCCACCGAAGCCGAAATTCACCGTGCCGCCACAATCGTCGCCGACCGACTTTGCGGGAGTGTCGCGAACCCCATAATTCGCAACGCACAGGAACAGCGTCAATTGGCCTACATCGCCACATGGCTTGAGGCGCGCGGCTACAAACGGATTTCTAACGGCAACAGTAACTTCCGCGCCATGTCGCCCGGCACCTACTCGTTTCGCATGAATGTCCCGGTTGGAGGCGACAATGGGGCAAACACCATCAACATCCCCGTCGACGCTGTCATAATGCGCCACTCAGCCAAACCCGGCGACTTTCCGCTTTTAATAGAAGCCAAGTCGGCAGGCGACTTCACCAACACCAACAAGCGCCGCAAGGAAGAAGCTCAAAAGGTCAATCAGCTTCGTCACAGCTACGGTAAAGACATTGAATTCATACTCTTTTTATGCGGCTACTTCGACGGTGGCTACCTGGGCTACGAGGCTGTTGAGGGGATTGATTGGGTATGGGAACACCGGATCGACGATTTGCAGGGGTTTGGCCTATGATCGACATAGAACAACTCGAAGCCAAACGCCTGGGGCTTCAGGCATCCCTCGACGGCGAAAAGACGTCAGATGATCGCAACCGCATGGGGCAGTACGCAACCCCGACTGCTCTCGCTCGTGAGATCGTTGCTCATGGCATTCGACTGCTGGCAGAGGACGCGTCGATCAGGTTCCTTGATCCAGGCATCGGAACTGGGTCATTTTATTCGGCTCTCTTGGCGAACACACAAGTCGATCGAATCGAGTCAGCTGTGGGATACGAGATTGATCCGCATTACGGCGAGCCCTCCCGCGCACTTTGGCAGGGCACCCCACTCGGCATCCGTCTCGAGGACTTCGCTCGGGCCACACCTGAGGGGCCCGGCGCAAACCTTTTGATCTGCAACCCGCCTTATGTCCGACATCATCACATGGATGTCGTTCGCAAGGCCGAAATTCAACGCCGCACCGAAGATGCGTGCGGGATCAATATAAATGGTCTGTCCGGTCTTTACTGCTACTTCATGGGGTTGGCACACCCCTACATGGCCAATGACGGTATCGCCGGGTGGCTCATCCCGAGTGAGTTCATGGGCGTGAATTATGGCAAGATGCTGAAGCGCTACCTTCTTGAAAAGGTCACCCTACTACAAATACACCGGTACGATCCGACAGACGTGCAATTCGACGATGCACTTGTCTCGTCTGCTGTTGTCTGGATCAGGAATAGTCCGCCGCCAAAGGATCATGCAGTTCGCTTCACATACGGCGGCACGCTAGCTTTGCCCTCGCTTGCTCGACATGTACCGACTGCCGAGTTGGCGCTTGAGGCCAAGTGGACGCGCTACCCGCAGGCCAATAGCGCCACGCCGAAAAGCGAAATCACCCTAGGAGATCTCTTTGACATCAAGCGCGGCCTTGCCACCGGTGACAACAGCTTCTTCATCATGGACCGTGGTCAGATCGAAGATCGCGGCTTTCCGATGGAATGCTTCCAGCCTGTCCTGCCCGGCTCTCGCTTCATTCCTCAAGACGAAATCATGGCAGACGCAGACGGCTTGCCACTCTTGTCCAAGCAGTTGTTCCTACTCGACTCACGGCTCCCCGAAGATGAAATTGCAGTGCGCCACCCGGCGCTTCACGCGTATCTCGCGTCCGGAAAGACGGGTGAGACGCCCGTTGCGAGCCGCTATTTGTGCCAAGGGCGTAAGCCTTGGTACTCGCAAGAAAACAGACCAGCGGCTCCCATAATTTGCACCTACATGGGGCGTAACAGGACAGGCGGGAAGCCATTCCGGTTCATTCTCAATCACTCCAATGCGACGGCGTGCAACACATTCCTGTTGCTGTACCCCAAACCGATTCTGACGGGTACAGCACAGAAGAACCCCGTTGCCATTCGGCAAGCATGGGAATTCTTGAACGAAATTGATTCCGCCGAACTACTCGGTCATGGCCGTGTTTACGGTGGAGGACTGCACAAACTGGAACCGAAAGAGCTTCGAGGTTTTCCGGCGGAAGTCTTGGCGCGGCGGCTAGGCTTGGATCTTCCATATTCGGTCCTGCCAGACTTGTTTGGCCAACGGGTAGCGTAGCGAAAAACGCAAATCCATTCACACTACCATTCCCGACCTTTCCCAACGGCTCTGATACCCCGGAGGCGCTGGAAATGAGACAATCCGCACCATGCGGACGCTCCTCCATCGCCTTTTCGGCTTCACGCGCACGCGCGGCTTTGACGCTGCGGGTGGTGGTCGGCGTTGGGAGGGGGCACGGACGGTCGATGGGCTGAACGCGGCGATCCTGGCGGGTGCGACCACGGCGGCGCGGCGGGCATGGGCGAAGACATCAGCCCCAACAGGGCTTGGCGTTTAGCGCGTCTGGCGGGCATAAGGGCCCAGATTGGTTACAAAAAGAAGCCCGGCTCTTATGGCGGCAGCCCGGCTGTCGTGGCCGACAACACCTTGAACAGAGAGTTCAATGTAGACGCTCCAGACCAGTTCTGGGTCACAGATATCACCTACATCCGCACCCACGAGGGCTTCCTTTATCTCGCAGTCGTGATCGATCTGTTTTCTCGGCGCGTCGTTGGGTGGTCCATGCAAGGCCGCACCTATACCGATCTGCCGCTGCAAGCCCTTCTGATGGCCGTCTGGCGCCGCAAACCGAAGACCAAAGTCCAGGTGCATTCCGACCGAGGCTCACAGTTCACCAGCTATGAGTGGCAGGAGTTCCTCGAACAGCACAATCTGGTCGCCAGTATGAGCCGCCGCGGAAATTGCTGGGACAACGCTGTCGCCGAGAGCTTCTTCAACCTGCTCAAACGCGAACGCATCCGCCGCAGAAAGTATAAAACCCGCGAAGAAGCCCGCCAGGACGTGTTCGATTACATCGAGTTCTTCTACAACCCGCAGCGCAAACACGTTAGGAATGGCATGCTGTCACCGATTGATTTCGAACAGCAGCAAGAACTGAAGCTGCAAGGTGTCTAGGAAACTAGGGGCTATTCAGTGATGCGAGTTACGCTGCCAGGACATTCACCCCGACCGGGATCGGACTGCGGCCGTTTTCTGTGGGCCAAGTCGAACAGCCTTGGCGGACCGCACGCATCACGGGTGATCTGACGATCCGCTGGACCCGGCGTTCGCGCGCCTTGGCGGCCGACAGCTGGGAAGCGGCGGAGGTGCCGCTGGCCGAGGACAGCGAAGCCTATGCGGTGGAAATCCTCGACGGCGCCACTGTCAAACGCACGCTGACGGCCAACACGAACAGTGTCCTCTACACCGCCGCCCAGCAGGCTTTCGATTGGGGCGCACCCCTCGGCCCCGCCCAGTCCCTCGCCATCCGCATCTACCAGCTCTCCGCCCTGATCGGGCGTGGGGCTGGGCGATCCGTCACCCTCACCTTCTGAACTCGGCCCCCTAGAAAGCAGGATCATGTCCGACATCACCACCCACCTCCTGCTGCCCTACATCCTGGCCTCGCAGGCGCAAAAGCATGTCACCCACAACGACGCGCTGCGGCTGCTGGATGCGATGGTTCAGCTTTCGGTGCTGGACCGGGATCTGACTGCCCCGCCCGCCAGCCCGGCAGATGGCGACCGGTATATCGTGGCTTCCGGTGCCATCGGCCTCTGGGCAGGTTGGGATCTGAACGTCGCCTTCTGGGTCGATGGGATCTGGATGCGGCTGGTCCCACGCCCGGGCTGGTTGGCCTGGATCGCGGATGAGGCTGCCTTCGTCGTCTGGAACGGCAGCGTCTGGGATCTGGTTGGCGAACCCGTGGATGTGTCGGACGCCGTGTTCAGTCTGGTGAATGACGCCGATCCGACCAAGAAGGCGCTGTTCTCACTGTCGGGGATCACCACCGGCACGGCCCGGACATTCACGCTGCCGAACACCTCGTCGGAACTGGCGATCCTTGCGGGCACCCAGACCTTCTCCGGCAACAAGACGTTTTCCGGCACACTGACCGCTGCGGGCACCGTCACAGTGTCGGCGGCGGCGGCCAGCATCGGCACGGCAACGACGACCGCCACTTACGGGATGGGCACCGGGGCGACGACCACCGGCGTCACCAAGACCCTGAACCTCGGCACCGGGGGCGCATCCGGTTCGACCACGGTCGTCAACATCGGGTCCGCCACCGCTGGGGCGGGCGGCACCACGGTGGTCAACACATCCACGGTGACGTTCGCCAATGCGGTGACGCAGGTAGGAATGCCCCAGGCGAACCTGACCGCTCAGCTTCTGGGCCTTGGTGGGGCGACTGCCGACAGCTTCAACCGCCTGTCAATGAACACCCCTGCAGTGCTCTTGAACAACGCTGGCGCGGGGATCGAAGCGACCGTCAACAAGGCGGCACCGGCCAATGACGCCGCCTTCGCGTTCAAGACCGGGTTTTCCGCCCGCGCGCTGATCGGCCTTCTTGGCGACGACGATTTCAGCGTCAAGGTCAGCCCGGATGGCTCCACCTTCCATGACGCCCTGAAGATCGACCGCGCAAACGGCCGGGTGGAGATTGCAGAGCCGGTGCTGTTGCCTGCCCATCTGACGGTGCCAGACCCGCCGCCCGCAGGCAGGATCGCGCTTTATGGCCGCAATCGCGCCGGAACCGGGTGGGTCGATGTGCAGCGCCCCTCGGGTCGCCACTTCCCGTTGCAGCCGCATTTCGGGGTCAATCGCGTTGCAACATGGTCGCCGTCGGTCAGCACCACCGTGACGACGGACGGCATGCCGCGCACCGCCGTCGGCACCGTGGCAACCCCGACCCTCGCCACAACCGGCCTCGCCGCCAGCATCCGCCGCTGGCGCGTCACCAGTGCCACCACCGCCAATGCCGCCGCCGAGGAACGGTCCGCAGGCTGGGTCTGCTGGCGCGGCAATGCCGAAGGTTTGGGTGGCTGGAACTATGTCAACCGGCTGTCGCTGACGACCCTTCAGGCCACCGGGATGGGGTTCTTTGGCCTCTACGGCTCGACCGCCGCATTGGCCACCACGCTGACGCTGGCCACCGTCATCAACTGCATCGGCATCGGATTTCAGCGCGGCACGCATGCCAACTGGCAACTGGTGCACAATGATGGCGCGGGCGCACCGACTCTGATCGATCTCGGCGCCAGTTTCCCGGTGGCCAGCCTGACGAACGTGCTGACGCTCTACATCGCTGCCACCCCGAACGGGTCCGACATCGGCGTGCGGGTGGTCGAAGAGGTCAGTGGTGCGGCCGTCGAGTTCACCATCACCACCGACATGCCAGCCGCAACCCAGCTCTTGAGCCCGCGCAACTACATGAACAACGGCGCGACGGCGGCGGCCGTCGCCTACGACTGCGCGGGCGTCTACGTCGAGACCGATTACTGAAAGGACCATCATGACCGAACGCACCACCATCCTGCACGAAGTCGGCCAGGCCTTCCGCGATCACGGCCTGACCGCCGCCATCACCGCGCTGATCGGGGGCTTCATCGCGCTGCTCGCGGCCGTCACGCGGCGCGCCTTCACCAATGACGCGATGCTGGCGCGGCTCGACCGCGAGCTTGTCGCCGAGCGCGACCGCGTTGACCGGCAGCGCGCCGAGGACCGCAGGGCCGATGCCGACCGGCTGGAACGCATCGAGACCGACATCCGCACCATGCGCGACGTGATGTTCGAAGCGTTCCAGCATGGCCGCACCGACTGACCATCACCCCACCACCCTGTCGACCCACCCGACCCGCCCCCGGCGGGCAATGCCCGCCAGATCGTAAAGTCTGCGCGGCATTACCGCGCGGGGGCGGGTTTTGCATTTCTGAAGACCCATCATGCCGACCACGACCTATGCCCACTTCCGCGACGTGCCCGAGAGCGCCTGGCGCTGGCCCAGCTTCTCACCGGCCGAGATCGCCTGCCGCGGCACCGGGGCGATCAAGATCAACACCGAGGCACTGGACAAGCTGCAGTCGCTGCGCAACCGCCTCGGCAAGCCGATGATCGTGCTCTCCGGCTATCGCAGCCCGGCCCACAACAAGGCGGTCGGCGGCGCGCCGCATTCCAAACACAAGGATGGCACCGCGTTCGATATCGCCATGTCGAACCACGACCCCGTGGCGTTTGAGGCGGCAGCGCGGGCGGTGGGTTTTCTGGGCTTCG